CTTGTAGTTTGACATTTTTGGTTCCCTGTTTGGTATGTATTAAATATAAAAGCGGAACGCCTAAAAGTCAAGGCATTCCGCATTTATTCACATTGTGTTGTAATTACTTTTTTTTAGGCTCGTAAAGCGGGACCTCATAATCGAAGTCACATTCTTTAAGATCAACTTTTGGCTGCTTGCTCAAAAGTTTTTCATAAAAAGGAATTAAATCTTGACGGCTTGGGAGGTTGCATCCAACCAACTCAATTAATTCCATCAATTCGTTTTCGTTAACTTCAAGGCGAAATTTGTTCATGATTTTTTGGTGGGTAAAAAGAAAAAATCTCTGAGCTTTAAACTTGCTCAGAGATAACTTGACGGATTGCTTTTTTAACTGTTGCTCTTTTGTAAGAGTCAAGAGCTTGAATTAAGCAGTCTTCACCGTGGAAGACTTTTCCGAAAGGTAGGTTGCGTCCGCCAACTGTTTTTGTTGAAACGGTGCAATGTGGAAAGCGACCTGAATTAACAACAACACAGAGATTTTGTTTTGCTGAGATCTGGATTGTGTATCCAGTGATTGTTTCAGATGCGTTTGAGATTTCCATTTGAAGTTCCTTTGGTATGTTTTAAATATAAACCTGAATTGCCTAGTTTGGCAAGCTTTCCGTATTTAATTAACAATTAGTAATAAACAAAAAAAAGAGGGGTGGTTAACCCCATGGATTTTTGGTTTTGAATCCTCGGCTCCGCATTGCGTCCAAGGGGCTAAGAGTTCCTTCCTTATCCATCTCTATCATGCCTAGATACTCTTCAACTGTGAAATGTTTAACAAGAAAGTTAATCCAAGTTTTGTATGGCTTGCGGCCATATTTAAAACGAGCAATAAATTCTGGCTTGATTCTTCCAACATTTGATGGATGGCATGACTCTGGATAAAGCTCGTCAAAAGTTTTTGAATTTTCATGGCGGCCTGTGTAGTGGAGATACATTCCGTCCCATCTGAATTCGTCTTTTTGAAAAGCAGTCATTTTTTTGTCTTTGGTGAGTGACTCCTTTAATATAAACACGGAAAGCCTAAAAGTACAAGCTTTTCATATTTATTAACAATCAACCTAAACCCCTCCCCTTGTATTAAATTAATTAGGTCATCCATTTGACACTCATGCACGACTCGACCATCGCCGCCGCTCAGGCGTTGGCCAAGGCAATCGTTGAGAATGGAGATCTTGAAGAAATCAAGATTTACAACCTCACCGAAAATTTGGCCGACTTCTTAGAGGACTTCGAGAGGGATTAATTCCCTCTCATTTTTTTTGAGCAAAAAAAAAGAGCCTTTCGGCTCTTTGTTAATCCTCGTCAAATTGAAAGAGAATCTCTTTCAACTTTTTCAAACCTTCGTCCATATCCTTATGGAGTTGATCGATTTCTCGAAAAATCTCCCGATATTCCTCAGGTGGGTTTGCGACCCATTCCTCGAAAGTTTGATTTTCTAGATTCGACATGTTAGCGACTCCGCTAAACTACCCCTTCATTTTAAATAGGGAATGCCCGAAAACAAAAGCATTCCGTAAATCTTCATATACTGAAACAATTAAAGATCTTCGTCTGAACAGTCTCCCATGAGCCAATGATCGTCTCTTACATATTGAAAATCTTCTTTTAAATCTTTTTGAAATTTTGAGAAATATGAAACCCAGTCAAACTCTCCCCATGTTTCGTTGCTTGTTTTGTGGAATGGCTTCACAGTGGGAGGCATAGCCGCCACGATTGAAAGCAGCTCCCCGCATATAGATTCAACCGTTTCTGAATCTTCCTGTTGACTGGCGAGGCGTTTGGCGGCTCTAACATTCAACCCGACTTGTTCATAAGTTTTTTTATAGCGTTCTCTTATTGGATTCATTAACAGGTTTAATTTTTCTGAATGCCATTTTTCTGGCTTCCCATAGTTGATATTCATTTTTGCTTGGTGGGTGCAATTTATTTTAACCATTAAAAAAGCCCCCAATTAAGGAGGCTCTTTTAAAAACTTAGACGTTTTTGTAGAAATTGCTTTCTATCAGGAAAAGCTCGTTAGTTTGGTAACTACCTACTGGATCTTAACCGCCAGCCGGTCCCTATTTGATCGAAGCTCAATGTAAATGGGAGTTAAAGCTTTCACTTGCTTAAGGTGGAAGTGACTAAACCTTGCATTCACTTATCGATGCTTGAGAGAGGCAAGTGGCGAATACATCTTGCTTGGCCATGACCCTATAATAAACATGGAATGCCTAGAACGGAACAGCATTACAGATTTCGTAACAAACTGAAACAATTAATCATCTTCCTCTGGAGGTTCAAAAATTGTTTGGTCAAAAATTGATTTGAAAATTTGCTTATCTGTCTTACTTATACGGCCCTCAAGAAACATGAATGCTTGTTCCTGATGTGGGTCGCCTGTGTAGCTTTTCAATGCTTCCTGTAAGAAAGTCATCGCTAGACCTCCCGAATGTTGTTTGTTGTGTCGTCTCAAAATTGCTTTTTCTAAAGTCGCCTAAAAGTTGCATGGCTAAGGGAAGAATCACACTGCAAGCAATCGCAATCCCAACGGCTTTAGATACGCTCTTTTCTAGCTCAGATATGCGCTTGAATGCAACGCCTAGATCATCGCTTTTAGAATTAATTACAGAATGCAGAGAATCAACTTTTCCCTCTAAGACTCCGATAGCCCGATAAATATCGGACTGGCTAACTGTGTCGGGATCTCTTCGGTTCAAATTTATCCTCCACCGTCCGAGCTTTCTTTTTCAGATACTGCGGGTGCTTTCTCGGAGCAGTTCACCTGTGTTGTATATCCCGCCGCACTTAGTTTATGTGATACAGACCTAATTGGTAGTTGTTTTCCATTTATCGGTGTACGGAATCCCGAGAATGAAACCTGACCCTCTGCAAAAATTGTTGGATCTCCAGTTGCTAATGTGAAATCTACAGATAACTTCCCTTGAGTCATTTCCTTTAATTTTGAAGTTGCCGCCTCTTTTGCCTCGGCTCTAGTAGGAAACAATTTTTTTTCTTTGTAGCTTTGCCCTGTTGTTGAATCATTAGCTACGACCAACCATTCTTCCAATCCTGTCTCATGGTTCATCCACTTGGCTTGGACCTGTTTGTAATCACTCCGCTCTGTCAAAGTTGCTTTCCAGTCTTTTGTGTCTGTAGCCAAAACTTTTAATACTGGCTTACTTGCTCCAGATGGTGTTGCTTCAGAATCTTTCTCATGAAAAAGCAATTTATCATTTGCGGGCTTTGCGACCGCTGAATATTCCTTGGCTAAGCGGGTGAGAAAATGAGCGTCAGACTCTTCAACTTGGTCTATATGTGTTATGAGGTCAGACGCAAATTTTGAGTCCACTAAGGGCGTTAATCCGTGACGAGCTGCAATTGTTTCCACGATCTCTTTGACGTTTGTTTCATCAAATGAAAAAGTATGAGGTGATTTATAACCGGGAGCTGTTTCGCTTGCCTTTGCTCGGATTGTCATTGTTTTGGCGTTGCCTTTTAAACCGATTTCATCAATGACATAAGTGCCCATATATTCAGGACTACCCCAACCAAGCCACACTTTCAAAATTCCTTTCGCTGGAGGGATAGGACATTCATAATCTCGGTCATCCAATTGCAAATCCATTGTGTCGGATTTCATCCCCGCCTCATCTTTTAAATTCAAACTCAAAAGACGATCTCTTAGTTTGTCTGTTATATCGGAATCATTGCAAGTAATTTTCCAAACAGGTTTCATCTATCAACCTCCACAAAAAACATCTGGACTTCCAGCGGCCACAGACGTACAAGTCGGGTCCCCGATTCTGCCAGCCTGTTTGCCATTTACATAAACACTAGAGGACCCCGAGGAAATAGGAGCCGCATGACCGGGGCAAATAGGAGCGGGCAGCAAATGGCCTGTGTTGTTGTCTCCCTGCCTTGACCATCCAATGCTATTCACAAAGACGTCGCCGCTTCCCTGAGCCCTCGTCATCCCCGAGCAATGAGGAACATCAGCGTCGCCAATTCTAGTTGCCGCTGGCATGATTTTTTTCTATCTCCATTAGTTGTTTGAATTTATCGTGCATCTTCCCCAGATGCTCATGATCCTCATCTGTATGAGGTGGAGGTGGGCATATTGGAGCGAATTTGATTAAGTGTTCAAAATCGTCTGGGATGTCTTTTGTGTTTGTAAACGTGAGAACTTGATTGTCAATTCTGACCGCAAAATCGCCGTCATAATGCGTTCCATTTATGACCATAATTTCACCGCCGCTGGCGTCTCTGGAGCTTCACTTGTCAACTCTGGAAGAATGATTGTTTGCCCCTCTGGAATCAATGGAAGATGTTTTGATAATTCTCTATTGGCATCCATAACCGCTTCAACTGTTCCTCTAGTCTTCCCATAGAACTGGAAACAAATTGCGTCCAATTCGTCGTCTTGTTTTGTGATGTATTTAAAACTACTCATGCTATAGCCGTTGTAGATAATACAATTGGAGTTCCAGAATACCCAGCGGCGGAACCCTCAACAGTTTCTGATCCATATTTTACTAGAGATAAATCGAAAGTTTGTTTTCTTGCAATTCCGTTTTTATGAAAAACAGTTCCTGTTTCTTTTACTGATTTAATACAATATTTTCCAAATAAATTTCCGAGTCCATCCACATAAGTCAACGGCTCTCCTTTTTCGGCTGATGCTCTCATTGCGTCAAGCTGACCAATCCCACCTTTAAAGCTTGGATAGATTGTCCCTTTTAAACTTATTGTTTCTGTTCCCTTTCCCATGTATTGCTGAGCGGGTTCCCTTCCTAAGCGTTCTTGTTGTTTCCAACGATAATCAACCGACCTTGAATAATCGTCAAAGGCCGCCGTATTTACTTCAAATCTATATGAGCCAAGAGTTGATAACGTCATTAATCATTTAGGAAAGAACGAGCCCCAGCCTGAGCCTCTTCAACAATGTCATTAAACACCGTTCGGACTTGCTCCGCTATGGCTTGAGCGTCACCACTAGACCCATTAATATTAAATGTTGCCGTGATGTTTTGCCCGCCCATTGACGCCCCAGCGGTTGCCAAAGCGGGCTGAGGTTGAGCGGCTGGGATTAATCCGCCTAGCCCAATTGATGCTGGAGCTGGACCACCTTGGCTTTGAGGTGTAGCCGCTGGCCCCTGAGCCGAGCCCTGAGGGTTAGGCAATAGGAAATTAGAGATAGCTCCAGCAATCCCGCCGAGAGCCTGTCTCACCCCTCCGAGAATGTCTCCATCTTTTGCAAGTTCAATTCCTTTTCCTAAGGTGTCCATCATCATTTTTCCGCTTGCGGTTAGGTCAGACAAAGGCCCTTCTTTTGCGTCTGAAAATGGAAGCATATTTCTAATTTTTCCAAAGACCCCAGTAACTGCATTCCATAGATTGCCAGCGGCTCCTAAGATTCCATCAACAATTGCTTGAATAAAATCGGCTCCAGCGTTGAAAGCCATGGAACCAATATTGGTAAACCATGAATAGATGTTCGAGGTAAAATTGGAAAGTGCCTGAGCCGCCCCGACAAGTCCATTCATTAGACCTTCCCTTATTGGCTCGCCTATATTCCAAAGCCATTTCAAACCGGGCAATATTGCATTTTTTAAGACTGCCCCAATTCCTCTTAATGGAGCGGTTGCAATGTTTAAAATCCCGCTTCCGATTCCTTTTAATGCTCCACCAATAAGATTTGGAATTGCTTTAAGAGCTGGAACAATTACCTTGCCAATAAGAGCTCCCCACATTTTGAAGGGGAAAAGAAGGAAGTTTAAAATCAACTTTCCTAGACCTTTTAGCAAACCTCTTAAAAGATTTCCAACGCCGCTTATTAATTTTGGAATTCCATTTTTCAAGCCATTCCAAAGTGGAAGCATGACAGTTTTATGTAACCAGCCGGGAGTGAAAATTTTATAGATGATATACAAGCTTCCTTTTATAAGATTGAAAGCTAGTTGGAATATTTTTTTTATTCCCCAGACAATCGTTTTTATAATTGTTCCAATTATCTGGAAAGGTAAGAGGATAATAAATTTAGCAATCCGTAAAACAGCACCAATAATATTTCCAAAAAATCCTTTAAACCCATTCCACATATTTGATAATCCTTTATCAATTAATTTTGTATTACCTGTAAACAATCCGCCGATAAGTTGAAAGACCCCTTTTATATAAGTAAACAGCCCTTTAAAAATTGCAAAGACTGAATTAAATATTTGAGTTATTCCATTTCTGAACCAGTCACATTTTTTCCATAGCAACACGATTCCAGCAATAACAGCGGCGACCCCTGCAACTATCAAACCAATTGGACCTGTAGCAGCGGCCCACATAGCTGTAAATTTGATAGATGAAATACTTGCCCACAACGAGGCAAGCTTCATTTTTGCGACCATTGCACCCAGACCCGCATTCCATAATCCGACGGAATAGTAAATAAAAGGAAGGGCAGCGGTTAAAGCGGCAAAAGCTCCACTCAATAAAAAGACCGCTTCACCAAGACCGGGGATTTTTTCAAATAACCAAGCAACACCACCAACAACTTTTGCAAGGCCGTCTGTCAATTTCGTCAGGATTCCTGTTAAGTCTCCGCCCATGGAATGCTGTAAACCTTCCCACGCCGATTGAAGCCGTTTAAAAGCACCCGCCAAGTTATCGTTCATCTTCTTAGCAGTCTTTGAGGCGTGACCTTCGCTATCTGCTAATAACTCAATTTGTTTTTGAAGTTCTCCAGTAGCTGCCTTTTCTTGGAGAATCATTCCAGTCGTCGCCGCTCGCATTCCGAACAGATCTTTTTGCATTGCGATTGCGGCCTGACCAGTAATGTTTTGATCACGCATGGCTTTATCTATTTCTGCCAATAGATCGGCCATTGGTTTCATTTGACCGTTGGCATCTTTTACAGAAACACCCAGCTCATTTAATGCACCGTCCGCCTGTCCTGATGCCATTCGTAGCATCATGGCTCTCAAGTGAGTTCCAGCCTCCGAACCCTGAACGCCAGCATTTCCGAGAATGTCAAGTGAAGCGGCTAAAGATTCAATTGATTGACCAGCATTTTTAAAAGGCGGACCCGCTTTTGCAAATGCTTCGCCGAGCATCTGGACGTCAACATTTCCTGAGACGGAAGCCTTACTTAAGAGGTCTACAACTTTTGTAGTTTCAGAGGCTTGCATTCCAAAGCCACCCAAAACATTCGAGGCAATATCCGCCGCCTCGGCTAGTTCCATTTTTCCAACTGTGGCCAGATCTAAAAGACCGGGTGTTGCGTCCAATATTTGATTTGTTTTATATCCAGCCTGAGCAAGGAACTCCATCGCAGCGGCTGATTCCTGAGCGGTATATTTCGTTGTACGTCCTAATTCTTTTGCAAGGTTTGTGAGGCTTGCTTGTTGTGCCGCTGTAGAATCTCCGACCTTCGCAAAAACGGCGTCCATGGTTTGCTCGAAACCAGCCACCACTTTCATGGTGTCAACCATGGCCAAGCCAATTCCTGTGGAAGCAACCGCCGCCGCCCTCCAAGCGGGGTTGTTAACCACATTCATCATCCCCTGCTGACCCGCGGCAAAGCCGTCATTCAGGTTCCTACTAACCGTTGTACTCATGCCTCGGACTGAGGCATTAGCTTGTTTTATAGACTTATTGAGTGAACCAAGGACCTGCCCACCAATTTTTAAAATTATATGGGATTGCCCTTTGGCCACTTACTTCCTCCGTAGTTGTTTTTTGGTTTCTTTGGCGATTTCTGAATCTAGTTTCTGAGCGGCCTTAAGCCATTCATAAATCTCAGTAACTGTTTCATCGAGGATTTCGCTAAGGCCCCATCCTGTTAATTTTGACAGGATCAGGACGGCTCTTCTGAACTCTCCGATTTCTGGCCGCCCGACTGGGTAAAAGTTGCGATCATCTCACTTAGTCGAGTTAGGTCTGAGACGTCTAATTCATCCAAGGTTTCTGGACCACACTCACATAAATTTTGGAGCATGGTTTTGGTCCTTTGAGCTTCAGAGACGCCCTTGCTTTCTTGTTCTTGCATAGCGAACAAGTCCCGACCTTTAGGCCGACGCACTGTCAAATATGAAACAGTAGCCCCAGCAATTGTGATTGGATAATCGAGGTCAACATGGACGGTGGGAGACTTATCCGCCGTTGTTGTTTTCTTGGTGGTCATGTTTGGTGGGTTTTAGTTTTAGATACCGAGAGCGGTTCTCATAGATGAGAGCTGATCAGTACCGCCGATTAAGCGAGTCATATTCTCAACGTCAATTTCGATGAGATTTGTTCCACCGATTTCAACTCGATAATATGAAACACCCATTGTGAAATTGCACTCTGTCAATTCTCCAGACTGGAAAGATCCCATGTCTAGTTCCTTGATGCAACCTCTGAGGTTGATAACAATTGCCACAGCATCTTCACCGGGTCGCTGCATTGCTCCCCTAGCGGTCAACTGAACAGCGTTTGTATCTTGGAGGCCCCATTGTTGAATGAGCGCCTCGTTGTATTCAGAAACAGTGAACTCGGCCTCCATAGCCTCGCTCCCCATGTCAATGTAAGAAGGGGCATCCATCCCGCCCGCTCTGTACTCCTCAGATTTAGTTGAGAGAGTAGGAGGTGTTAACTCAGTAACCCTCCCCGCATATCCAACACCGTCAACGGAAAGCTGGAAATTTTTTAAAGTTCTTGGAAGCATGAATTAATCCTCAATCAAATAGGGCTGATGTGATGTAGCCATTAGTTAATTGACTACGGAAAGTAACTCGTTCGGCTGGATAGCAAGGAGTAAAGTCGAAATCTAGTACAACAGTACCACTGGCTATTGAGGCGGCAGTATTCTGTTCTGGATCGACCCAACATGAACCACCGAGGATTGCTCCTTTAGCAATGAGGGTCCTTAGATACGCGTCAACGCCTTCTTTTACATCGGTTAGATAAGTTCTCGATATGCAGCGATCCACAGCCCACAGATGCGCCTCAAGAATAGATTGATTGATCATGTCAGCGGTTCTCCTTACAGAAAGGAAAGCCCATTTAGAATCATTTGAGGTGGATCTATTACCCCAAAGTCTGTATCCATCTTGGCGGATTATGACGCCTACTTTATTTTCGTTCAATAAATTTGCTGCACTTGTCGAGGAACCAAGTTGGAAAGGAACAGTCCTAGCAACTCCAGAAATTCCTGAGAGTGTTTGGTTGGAAGGACTCCACCAAAAACCTTTCTCCTCATCAGTCTTAGCAATCAAGCCAGCAACTCTGGAAGACGCTGGAAGATTTACATAAGCACTTGTAGTCGTATCCCATACTCGTACATGAGGATCAATCACATAGATACGAGGGTTTGCGTGCAAGGCTGCATAAGCTTGGGCGGCGGCGTCTGTAGTGTTTGGACCGTCAGCAATAATAACGGCGGCCAATTGATCAGCGATTCCTTCGAGCTCAGCCACTACAGGATTTTTCAAAGTTCCTGTGTTGGCAGTTGCAGCCGCACTAGAACCACCACCACCTGTAAAGGAAACTGTAGGAGCTGATGAATATCCATCTCCTCCATTGGTAACAGTTATAGCGGTAACAGCTCCGCCCGAAATTGTTGCTGTTGCTGTTGCACCGTTCCCGCTTCCAGTTATGGAAACTGTAGGAGCTGATGTATAACCAGAACCACCATTGGTAACAGCAATAGAAGTAACCCCGTCAGTTACTTGGCTTGATGTGAAGCCGGGAGCAATAAGGATTTTTGGATCAAATCCAACTTCCATTTTGGCAGCTAGAAGACCATGGCATCCTGTGTATCCAGTAGACGAGCCGATGACATTACTCAGAACCTGAGCATCTGTACCTGTATGGTCAACTCGAATGACGATTACTACGGCTCCAGCGCTATCAAATATACCGTCAATGGAAGATCCCAATGTTCCAGTAGTTCCAAGCTTGCCCGCTTTCGTTCTATCCCCTGCAACTAATACAGGAGTATCAAGTGGAAATACACTTGCGTCAGCATCTGGGGCAGTGCCAACTAAGCCAATCACACCGCTTCGGACAGTTTTGATTGGTCTGAGGCCAGTGTCTATTTCTAGAACTTCGACCCCATGGAGAAATGATGTACTCATAATTAACCTATTGAAAGAGTAGGAGGATGCGGCCAAGCTGGGACCCCAGTGCCGTCATAAGTTGAAGGCAAATCTCTGAGGCTTTGGCGATACTCACGGATCAATGCTTGATCGGCGTCAGTAAGAGTTTCAAAGACATCAACCAACATATAATAATCAGTTAATGCGAGGCGAGCATTACGCTCTGTTCGGAGCTCTGTAGGTGTCATAATTTAAGAAGTGAATGGATTGTTAAATACCCAAATATTGCTTTGGCAACCTTCAGTCTGAATTCTGACGAAATATTCATCATTAGTTCCAACCAAGCCGTAGCAACTTCCACCGACAGGTACGGATGTACTGCCAGTAGTACCAAAGGAATAATAATGCTGAAGAATCGACACCTTATAATTGTCATTAACATCAATGTGGATTTTCATCCATCCCAAGTTGTTACTTACAGGAGCTATCCAAGTATCAGCTTCTTTACAAGGTACGCAAGACTGTTGCAGCCGATCTGGATTTTGTATCATCCTAAGATAACTTGCGTTCTCAACAGGCGTACTTACTTCAGACAGGGTTCCGCTGCTGTTACCAATTACAACTCCTTTACTGAAACTGAATAAATATTCACCATTTGAAAGGTGGAAACATGGTTCTTGGGAGCTCCAATATTTTACTCCAATAGTCGAGTTATGACCTCCTCGATCTCCTCCAGATCCATAAATACAACTAGCGTGTTGAGTACCGCTAGCGTCATAAAACATGATCATGCCACCGGGCGTTAGATCATCTTTACTTTGCTTTGCACACGGCCATGCGTAGTTGGTTGACGTATTTGAACTACTGCCAGCCCATTCTTGTCTCCCTGCACTACTTCCAAAGGTGAAGTAATGATTGTTGTGGGCATATTGCCCGCTGTTCTGGTTATAACCAGATCGACGGCCATACATTGTGCCGCCAGAACCTGCGCCAGTGGCGCTCACAATCAAGCCGCCGTTTGAATGGGGCCAGTTCTCCCATGGGCCTTCATTGTAAGACGTACTATTAACTGTTCCATCATTATTTGAACCACCAGCCCAGACGAAACCTTTTCTAGTGCTTCCATAACTAGGGTTCTGGTGATGCCCACAGTTCATGACCATCATCCCGACAGCACCATGATGACAAGTGCTAAAGGCATCACCATTGTTATGGCCCCATGCCTCGCTGCTGTTAATGGTCCCAATTTGTCCGTTGCTTGTATTTATTTTAAAAGAGTTATACCTAACAGAGGAAGAGTTGCTCGATGGATTATAAGGATCAAAAAAACCAGCAAAACAACCATCCGTTGATAATGGATGATAAGACTGGTAAGTAGTTGAACTTTGACTGGTTTTGTTGCTGTCTGAGGGATCACTCCAATTATTAAGAGAAGAATCAACCAAAGTCATTGCTTGGGTCAACATGACTGGTAGACCACCGCTACCGCCTGAACCACCGCCGCTGCTAAAGCCAGTTAGTGAAGAAAGATTTGTCATAATAAAAAAACTCCGATGGGTTATTTAACGAGCCAGCCTGTAGTTGCATCACCACTATAGACAAGTGTGACTACAGCTCGGTCTACGTTTAGTACAAGGTCAAGAGCAGCACCAGCAATGTTGGTTCCGTTCTGAGCAAGTGTGACTGGGTACGTTGAGAAACAACCCTTAGCATCAGCTACAATCACAAACTGGCCAGCCGTCGGTGACGCTGGCAAAGTCAAAGTAAATGATGCTGCACTGCAATCCACTAAATAGCGCTTATTTATTTCTAAAGTAGCGGCTGAGTTAGAG